ATTAATGCTCCGAAGCCTAAGTCGAATCGTTCACAATCTGCCAAGTCTTCTGCTGCAGATTTTGTTTCGACTAAAACTACTGCTGTCGATACTAAACAGCCGAAGATTTGGACTCAGCGGGAAATTGCTGCTCTGTCCATCGATGATTACGATAAGTATGAGCAAGAGATTGATCTTGCAATTCGAGAAGGCAGGGTAGTTTCTTAAACTATTTTTTGTCTTTTTTAGGAGGCCACAATGGCTTTTAATGTTTCTGATCAGTATTTTGAACCGTCTAGCGATACCGATGCAAACTTTGCAAACTCGGTCTCGGGTCAGACCAACTCGTTCTTCCTGCCTGCCGTTTACAGCAAGAAGGTTCTTAACTTCTTCCGTAAGTCGTCTGTTGTTGAAGCAATCACCAACACCGACTACGCAGGCGAGATCACGGCTTTCGGTGATAGCGTTCGCATCATTAAAGAGCCTACGATCACTGTGTACCAGTACGAGCGTGGTCAAGACGTAACGCAAACCAAGCTCACCGACCAAGAGATCACCCTGGTTGTTGACACGGCTAACGCCTTCAAGTTCATCGTGGATGACATCGAAACCTCCATGTCCCATGTGAACTTCAAGGAAGTTGCTTCTAGCTCTGCTGCTTACGCTCTCCGTGATGCGTTTGACGCAGGCGTAATGGCTAAGATGCAGGCAGGTCTTTCGTCTGCTAACCCCGATCACACTTTAGGTGCTGACAGCGCTTCGCCTCTTGCTGCCGGTGTGTACGACGGGGCTAACGCCATCGATCTTGGTGTTACTAACGAAACCGATCCGCTGGATGTTTTGGCCCGCATGGCCCGTCTTCTTGACACGCAAAACGTGCCGGAAGAAGGCCGCTGGGTTGTTGCTTCCCCGGACTTCTTTGAGCAGCTTTCTCAAAGCTCCTCCAAGCTCCTGTCCGTGGACTTCAACGCCGGTCAAGGCTCCATTCGCAACGGTCTCGTCAGCTCCGGCAAGCTCCGTGGTTTCAGCATGTACAAGTCCAACAACCTGCCTGCTCCCAGCAACGCAACGGGCTTCCTCATGGCTGGTCACATCAGCGCTGTAGCTACCGCACAAACCATCACCAGCACGGAAGTTCTTCGTGACCCCGATAGCTTTGGTGACATTGTGCGTGGCCTCCATGTGTATGGTGCCAAGGTGCTGCGGCCCGAGGCCCTTGTTGGCGGTTACTACGTCATTGACTAAAAACTAGCGTCTAGTTCTCTGGGGGCTTAACGGCCCCCGGAGTTTTACTAAGAGGTTTATATGCTAGTAGGAACTCCAAACAAACCCTTTCGACTTAAGGTCCGAGACAAGCAGATTGGTAAACCCCCGAAGGGTGACCCTGAAAAATATGCTGCTGGTTGGGACCGAATCTTTGGAGATAAAAAAGATGATGTACGGAAATAAAAAGAAAAAAATGATGATGGGCGGCTATAACGATAAGCGCATGGGTAAGGCTATGGGAGGTCCTGCCTCTAAGTCTGGTTCTCAGCCTGTTTACGGTGGCACCATCGCTGACGCAATGCCCAAGGCTGGTCCTTGCTAAAATGATCTATAAGTCTAAAGACATTTTTGAATGTGAGCGTATGAAGCAAATTCCTGATAGCTCTACGCGCCAACAGCCCGTCCAAAAAGCTAACTAGAGAAAACTATGGCTGCTACCTATCTGGAACTGACAAACGAATTAATCCGAGAGTTGAATGAGGTTTCTTTAACTTCAGCAACTTTTGCAGGAGCCATTGGCATTCAACAACACATCAAAGACTGCGTTAATCGCGCATACCTTGATATTGTTAATGAAGAGCCTCAATGGCCTTTCTTGGCTGTTGCAGATAGTGGAGACACTGATCCTTTCTACGGTAATGTTTATGTAGAAACTACGGCTGGTACCCGTTGGTATGAATTAAAGCCCAGTTCTAATAGCCTTGTAGATGACTACGGCTATGTAGACTGGGACAATTTTTATATTACTACCATTGGTGTGAGTGGGGCAACAGAACCTTACACCAGCCGTAATCTACGTTATATTACTATTGAAGAATTTAAAGACTATCATCGCGCAGAAGAAAATAATGATGATGCTACGTCTCAGAACTGGGGTGAGCCTCGTCGAGTGTTTAAAAGTCCTGACAACCGCAAGTTTGGTTTGAGTCCTATTCCTGATGATACCTATAGAGTTTGGTTTTATGCTTACAATCTGCCGACAGAACTAAATCTTTATTCTGACCAGATTGTTATTCCTAATATTTATAAGCCTGTCCTTTTGGCACGGGCACGTTATTACATTCATCAATTCAAGGAAAACTCTCAGGCAGCGGCATTTGCTGCACAAGATTACCAGCGTGGTCTGCGCCTCATGAAATCTAATCTTATGGAGCCTGCGCCTGATTACATGAAAGATGACCGAGTAAGGTTTGTTTAATGTCACAGCCTTTTGGTATTTCATGCAAGGGCGGTCTTAACACCAACCTCAATGAATTTGAGATGTTGCGACAGCCTGGGTTAGCTACAAGGCTTAGAAACTTTGAGGTTGACCCGGATGGCGGCTATCGGCGCATCAATGGCTTTACACCTTTTGGTGGGGCAAGCGCTGCGCGTCCTAATAGTTCTAATAGAATTTTAGGTCTTGCAGTTTATGGTGACGGTGTTATTGCCTGTGTTGGCACCAATATTTATTTCAGTCAAGACGGAACAAGCTGGCTTCAAATTAATCGTGCGGCTGTTTCTAATAGTGGTGATAATTATACTACTTTTATAGGTCGAGCAACTTTAGCACGAACCAATCAAAGCCAGTGTTCTTTTGCACTTTTTGAAGGCTCTAATTATGATTATGGGCAAATTATTATTTCAGATGGTGCTAATGAACTTTATCTTTTTCGCATGGAAGGTACGGGAGCCTTAACAACTCGTACTTTTTTTGCCGAAGAAGTTGCAGTAGATAGTACAAATGGTGTTAAATATATTACAATTCATGATCACCATCTTGTAGCTGCTGGCGTACAAAATAATTTAAGTACCATTTATTATAGTGTTTATAATGATCCTACTGATTTTTCAGGTGCTGGAGCCGGTGCCATAACAATTTCTGATCAAGTTGTTGGTATTAAGGGTTTCCGTGAAGACCTTATTGTTTTTTGTAAGAATAGCATTCATCGTCTTTCAAATATCAATGACTCTCAAACTGTAAACATTGCACCTATTACAGAAAACGTAGGTTGTTTGTCTGGTTACTCCATTCAAGAAATTGGTGGTGACTTGGTGTTCCTTAGTCCTGATGGTATTCGTACTATTGCAGGAACAGCTCGCATTGGTGACGTTGAGCTAAGTTCTGTATCTAGGCAAATACAAAGCATTATTGGTGATGTTGCAAATTCTATAAACAGTTACACTATTGATAGCTGTGTTCTTAGGTCTAAATCCCAGTATCGTTTATTTTATACTGATCCGGCACTTGGATCTGGAGTTTCCAAAGGCATTATAGGAACCTTAACAGAAAATGGTTTTGAGTGGTCTGAAACTTTAGGAATTCAAGCCTTAGGACTAACGGCTGGTTTTAACGACGAAGGAATTGAAAAAGCCTATCACGGCGATAAAGATGGTTATGTTTATAATCATAATGTTGGAAATACTTTTTCGCCCGCAAATGTTACTACAAACATAGAAGCAATTTATCAAACGCCTAACCTAGACTTTGGCGATGTAGGAACCAGAAAGACTATTAAGTATGTTCGAATTTCTTTTAGTCCTGAGGGTGAAACGCAACCTACGCTTCGTATGCGTTTTGATTTTGATGATCCAGAAATTATCCAACCACCTGATTATGAATTAAGCTCTATTCCGCTTCCTGCAATTTTTGGTAATGTTACTTTTGGGAATGCTACATTTGGAGCTACTAATGATCCTATGGTTAGACAAGCCGTAGAGGGCAGCGGAAACAACATTAGCTTTAGAATTAGAAGTAATGGGGATGATGCCCCTTACTCAATTAATGGTTTGTACATAGATTACATGCCTTCTGGCAGGAGATAAGAATAAATGGCTCAGAATTATACTCGACAAAGCTCGTTTAACGATGGCGATACTATTTCTGCTAGCCTGTTTAACGACGAATATAATCAACTTGTAAATGCTTTTACTTATTCTGGGTCTAGTGATTCTAGCACCGGCCACCGCCACGATGGTTCTTCAGGCCAAGGCGGAAACATTTATCGTATTGGTGACCTAGATTTTTTTAATAAAATTGAAGCCGACAGCATTAATAACCGTTGGGGTTTTTATGTAGAGGTTGGTGGTGCTGCAGTTGAACAAGTACGAATTCAAGATGGTGCAGTAGTTCCGGTTACTGACAACGACGTTGATTTGGGTTCCGTGTCTTTAGAATTTAAAGACCTTTATCTTGATGGTACCGCAAACATTGATAATCTTGTAGCAGACACTGCAGATATTAATGGCGGTAC